CACGTGAACGTGCTCAAGCAGTTCCCGTTCCAAGAGACCGATGCAACCAGATATGGTACCGAGTTCCACAAGGCTTGCGAAGAATACATCCGCGACGGAAAGCCAATGCCGCCGCAGTTCTCGTTTATGCAGTCTGCTATGAAGACGCTCGCTGCTATGCCGGGAGAGAAGCACTGCGAACTAAAGATGGGCCTAACCGCTGATCTTGAGCCGTGCGATTTCCATGCCAAGAATGTGTGGTTCCGCGGTATCGTGGACTTGTTGGTTATCGATGGAGATACGGCGCGCATCATCGACTACAAGACTGGCAAGAGCGCGAAGTATGCCGACGTTGGGCAGCTTCAGCTTATGGCCCTGTCGGTGTTCAAGCACTTCCCACAAGTGAAGAAGGCTAAGGGAGCGCTGCTGTTCACCGTTGCCAACGAGATCGTGAAGCAGGACTACTCCGTCACTGACGAGGGCGTACTGTGGAAGCCGTGGGTTATGAAGTATGCCGCCTTGGAAAAGGCCCATGAGACAAATGTATGGAACCCAAGACCGTCGGGGCTATGCCGAAAGTACTGCCCTGTGTTAGAGTGTGCCCATAACGGGGGTTAATAGCCATGCCATACACGAAGTCTCCTAGACCGTATAAAAAAGAATACCAAAAACAAATTGAGCGCGGCGAGCACCCAGATCGCATGGAGCGGCAGCGGGCGCGTCGCGCGCTAGATAAGAAGGGTGTGGATCGCACTGGCAAAGATGTGAGCCACAAGAAGGCGCTGGCCAAAGGCGGTACCAACGCCGACGGCTATAAGCTGGAAAGCCCCTCGAAGAACCGTAGCCGGAACGGTCACAAGCCCGGCGAGAAAAAACGTTAGGGCAAACCCTAACATCTAGGAGAACAACATGCAGATAATCGACAATAAGGCGTTGCTGTTACGGCTACGCAATCCAAAACAAGTCACTACAATCCTCCCAAAAAGCAAAGCCGTTAACGAGCACGAAGTTGTTGTACACTGGGGTGTGAACGAGGCACACACGCTGCGCGGACTCAATATCAACGTGCCGTCGCCCATCGAGAACCGATACAGTTGGACGGGTAAGTTTGCCCCGATGGCGCACCAGCGCACTACAGCAGCCTTTCTGACTATGAACCGCAAGGCGTTCTGCTTCAACGAAGCGGGGACGGGTAAGACAGCCAGCGCGATATGGGCCGCGGACTTTCTGATGAAGCAGGGTATAATCAAGCGTGTGCTCGTTATCTGCCCGCTCTCGATTATGGACAGCGCATGGCGCGCGGACTTGTTCTCATTTGCCATGCACAGGACGGTCGACATCGCCTACGGCACAGCGGCCAAGCGCAAGAAGATCATCGCGGGTAAGGCTGACTTCCTCATCATCAACTACGACGGCGTTGAGATCGTAAAAGACGACATCGCTGCGGCAGGCTACGACCTCATCATTGTGGACGAGGCGAGCCACTACAAGAACGCCCAGAGCAAGCGCTGGAAGGTGCTCAACTCACTGGTAGGGCCTAACACTTGGCTGTGGATGATGACGGGTACACCTGCGGCGCAGGGGCCCGAGGACGCCTATGGCTTGGCCAAGCTCGTTAACCCGATGGGTGTGCCTAGGTTCGCTGCCGCTTGGAAGGATATGGTTATGATTAAGCTGTCGCAGTACCGCTGGAAGCCCAAAGAAAACTCCGAGTACATTGTGCACCGTGCACTGCAGCCGGCGATACGGTTCACCAAGGAAGAATGCCTCGACTTGCCCGACATGACATACGTTAAGCGGGACGTGGAACTGACCAAGCAGCAAGACCTCTACTACAACCGCCTAAAGAAACAGATGGTTATGGAAGTCGCTGGCGAGCAGATCACGGCGGTAAACGCAGCTGTGATGATGGGCAAAGTTCTTCAAATATCGGCCGGCGCAAGTTACACCGAGTCAGGCGATACCGTCCAGTTCGACATCAACAACCGCTACAATGTCCTCAAGGAAGTCATCGCCGAAACCTCTCACAAGGTGCTGGTCTTTGTGCCTTTCAAGCACGTCATCAATATGCTAACCACACAGCTGACCAAGGATGGCATCACAAATGCTGTCATCAACGGCGATGTGAACGCTGGTACCAGAACCGAGATATTCAAACAGTTTCAGCAGCAGCCCAACCCACGGGTATTGGTTATCCAACCACAGGCCGCTGCGCACGGCGTCACACTCACTGCGGCGGATACAGTCGTCTGGTGGGCGCCAACATCATCACTCGAAACCTATGCGCAGGCTAACGCGCGGGTGCACCGCAAGGGGCAAGTAAACAAGTGTACAGTTGTCCAGTTACAGGGATCGGGTGTAGAGCGTCGGGTTTACAGGATGCTCGACGAGAAGATAGACGTGCATACTAGGGTCGTCGATCTTTATAAAGAGTTACTTGACTAGTGCATTAGATACTACTATATATCAATTCTTGATAGTGAAGGAGAACCACTATGACTACTGAAACTAAGGCCGATGTAGGCCCTACGCCGGACATGCTGACCAGAACCTACATCAAAATCCGCAACAAGCGGGCTGAACTGAAAGCCGAGTTTGACGAGCAGGATAGCGCCCTAGAGGCACAGATCAACGCTCTCAAATCGGAGCTGCTCGACTACTGCAGGTCGCAGAACATCGACAGCGTTCGTACCTCCGAGGGGACATTCTATCGCACGATCAAGACGCGCTACTGGACAAATGACTGGGACTCGATGAACAAGTTTATCTTGGAACACGAAGTCCCACAGTTCTACGAGAAGCGCCTCAACCAAACTGTGATGAAGCAGTTCCTAGAGGAAAACCCCGATGTACTTCCACCCGGCCTAAACGTCGACAGCGAGTACGTCATCACTGTAAGGAAGAAATGATGACCGACAAACCCTTTGTTACTATTGAAGGCGTTGCGGAGCATTTTGTCGTATCGGTAGCCACCGTGCGTACATGGCTTCGCAACGGCACGGTACCGAGAGACACCTATCTGAAGGTGGGTAACACCTACAGGTTCGACCTGCCTAAGCTGGCAGACGCACTAGTAAACGCGCCGAAGAAATCGGCGCAGTTGGAAATGGACTTCGACAACGAAACCGATAACTAAGGAGAACAACATGAGTGATATGACACTTTTTGGCAAAGGCAACCCGCTGGTAAACAGCGACCTCTTCAAGTCGCTGCGCGATATGAACAAGATGCTCGCTGGTGGGCCCGGTTCCGCTGGTAAGCGTATCTCGATCAAGGGTGGCCGGTTCCGCCTTTTTGTAGATGGTGAGCAGGTATCCGTGTCCAAGGAAGACCACCTGAACGTCGTGGTGGTTAACGCTGCACCGATCTCGCGCACCTACTACGAGGGCACCTACGATCCGAACAACACCTCGGCACCGACCTGCTGGTCATCCGATACACGTGCGCCAGCGGCAGAAGTCCCCGCGGAGCAGAAGAAAGCCGCGCGTTGCGCTGACTGCCCCATGAACGTCAAAGGTTCGGGACAAGGCGATAGCCGTGCCTGCCGCTTCAATCAGCGTCTGGCAATCACGCTAGAGGGCAAGCCTGATGAAGTGTATCAGATGCAGCTGCCGGCCACGTCGCTGTTCGGTGACGGCAAGAACGGTAAGATGCCTATGCAGGCATATGCCAAGTTCCTCGATGCGCACGACACGCCTATCATCGCAGTGATGACCCAGATGTCGATGGACGAAAATTCGGAGACTCCGAAACTATACTTCAAACCCGTGCGTCCTTTGACCGAAGAAGAACTTAATGTTGCAGTGGTAGCCAAAGACAGCGAAGATGCTATCAAGGCTATCACCATGACTGTCGCACAGACTGATGGTGTTAAGAAGAAGGACTCTGAGGCCGGAACCAAGAACTACAATCCGGCCAAGGAAAAGATCATCCTCGACGACGAGGACGAGGTCGTAGAACCGAAGAAAGTTGAAACCAAAAAGGCCGCTAAGCCTGCCGATGGCCCCAAGGCCGACATCTCGGCTCTTGTCTCGCAGTGGGACGACGAGTAATCCTTAACAGGCTTGCCGCGACGAGGGATAAAAATAACCTCACCTCGTCGCGGCATTTCAACAGATAGAGTGGCGGCAATGGATACAATGACATTTTTGCAGTCCGTTCTTGGGACTGCAGGCTCCTACTGCGTTCTTGCTATTAGCGAGAACAGACGCATCCAAAAGTTCTACGACACAATAGAGCAGCTAGAGCACGCTGCCACGAACTTTGATGAAAACGGCTATGATGCCTACTTCGCCCTCGGTACATTTGAAGAAGCTGGCTCCCGCGAAGCCGATAACGTCAAGCAGATGCGGGCGTTCTTCATGGACTTGGACTGCGGGGTTAACCTCAAGACCGGAAAGCCAAAAGAGTTTCCCGACCAATACGCTGCCATAGTGGCGCTAAAAACCTTCGTCAAAGCCAACGGGCTGCCTCGCCCCTTCCTAGTCAGCTCCGGCTATGGTGTGCACGTCTACTGGCCGCTTACTGCGCCTGTGGACTTCATGGCATGGCTCCCTGTGGCGGAAAAGCTCAAGGCGCTGGCTAAGGCCCAAGGGTTCAAGGCTGACGAGACAGTGACCGCCGACGCCGCCCGCGTGCTACGAGTGCCGGGTACACATAACCACAAGGGCGGTACCAGCAAGCCTGTTACCTTCTTCGGCATGGCCGCGCCGGCCCCAGTGGAGTTCTTTGCCTTTGCCGCTCTGCTTGAGACCGTGGCCGGTAGTCTGCCGACTAGCATGCCCGCTAGGCGATATTCCCCAGCTGTGACAAGCAACGCCATGATGGATGCCCTGATCGGTAAGCGGGAAGCGTCGTTCAAGAACATTATGCAGAAGACGATAGCCGGCAAGGGCTGTGCCCAGCTGGCACACTGCATCGAGAACAGGGCAGAACTATCAGAGCCTATGTGGCGCGCAGCCCTATCTATCGCCAAGCACTGCACCGATATGCCAAAGGCCGTGCGCGCTGTTTCTATGGGGCATCCCGACTACGACGAAGATGCCGCTATGCAGAAGGCCGGCCTCATCAAGGGGCCGTATCTCTGCGCTCGGTTCGAGGAGTACAATCCGGGCGGTTGCCAAGGCTGCCCAAACTGGAACAAGATCAAGTCACCAGTCGTTCTAGGCCAGCAGTTCACGGAAGCATCACCACAGGACAACACCATCGTTGTCGATAACCCAGAGAAACCAAACGAGCCGCCTAGGGTTTACGAAATCCCAGAATATCCGAGCCCGTATTTCCGCGGTAAGGACGGCGGCGTGTTCGTCCGTGTGACCGACGACGATGGTGAGATAACTGAGCGGATTATATGGCACCATGATCTGTACGTAGTGCGCCGCCTAAACGATCCCGAGCAGGGTGAAATTGTCGAGATGCGGCACCATCTACCTAGGGACGGGGTAAGGTCTTTTGTGGTGCCTCTCTACGTCGTTACGTCCAAGGAAGAATTTCGCAAAGTCCTCGCCACAAACGGCGTCATAGCTATCAACAAGGAAGTAGATGCGATCATGAGCTTTACACAATCTATGGTTAAAAACCTGCAGATCACAACGCAGGCAGACGATGCACACCGCCAGTTCGGCTGGCTCCCCGACTTCAAGGGCTTCGTCCTAGGGGACAAGGTTATCTATGAAGACCGCGTAGAGTTTAACGCGCCATCGGCCGCAACACGGGGCATGCTGGAGTTCTTTGAGCCCGCAGGCACGCTCGACGGGTGGCGCGATGCCG